TATGTCAGATAATCTGTTAAAAATATCTTGTGCAGTAGCAGAATTATCAAAATTAAATTCAAATTGATTTGGATCGTGTTGGGTGGTTTCAGCCACGGGTTGAGGTTGGTGTTGTTGGTGGGGTTGTTGGGGTTGACCCATTTGGGGTTGCATTTGAGGATTACCCACCAAGTTTAGAATATCTCTATCCATCACCTCTTTGTTTATTTGTTTTGCTTTTAACCCTGAAGACTGTTCAATAATATTTGAGTTTACTTCATTAAGTTCATTATGCATTGCACCGAACATACCCCTAATGGCCATTGCATCCTCCATAGGATTACCCTGAGAGCTTTCGCTCTCAGGGTTATAATTTGGATCCAACCCAGCGCTATAATTTACATCTGTACGTTTCGGTTGAGCGTGCGGATCCGGACCTTGTCCTACAGGCTGTTGGGGTTGTTCCATTATTCGATATTGTCTAAGCTATTCAACAAACTTGCAATATCATCGTCGTCCTCGTCACCGTCATCATCTCCGGTTTTGTCAGCCGGCTTATCGGGTTCTGGTGCCGTCTCAAGAACTTTTGTTGATGTTTGTTGGGTATTAGCACTTTCATCAGTACTTATACAGAAGAAATGTTCGTTCAACAATTCTTTTAGTTCATCATAGCTCTTTACTGTAAAGACTGTTTCAAGGTCTGTCATGGCTTCATACAGTTCTTTTGCCTTTTTAGTGTCAACACCTTCAACTGCCTTAGGCATCCCAAATTTAGATGATACATATGTTGGGAAATCACCTTGCTTTTCAACTTTGATACGAAAGTCGACACCATTTTTACTTAAATCAAAGATACGAGGACCTAACTCTTCGGCCTCCTCACCTTGCATAGCTTCCATGACGACTTTATGTAACTGTCTTCCAAAGCGCAACAACTTAATTGTGCCATTATTGTCAGGGTTAACTGGGTCATTAATGACATAAACGTTAACTAACCAATTTTCACGCCGTAAAATTGATTTAGCCTTCTCTTTTTCTTCTAGAGTACCTGTCTTAGTGATGCGATAACGTGTTTCACCAATAGGATCACGTTCACCCCACGTTTGAGGACTGATTTGATTAATGTATTGGCCTGTAGCAAATGAAGTCCACCCATGTGTATAGTAATGGAAAAATGTTTTGCTTGGGTCTTTTATGTTAGGCAACAAACGCACTGTGTACGTATTACCAACTTCTGTACGCAAAAACTGAGAACGATTGGAATTCCCTCCGTCCTTAGTCATTTCGGTTTTTATGCTTTCAAATAATGATTTAATATCTGTCATTTTAATTTTTATTAGTTATTTTTAATTTTTGTTCGTATGGTAACACTGTTACCGTTACTTCCATTATTATATATTATCCGACAATAGAATCAACTTTATTTTTACAGTGATTTACCACTTTTTCAAAAAATAATTTGGTTTCTTTCTTTTTATTGTAGAATTTTACTCGATGCTGACTAATATCTGCTATAACATCTTTGAGCATGAAATTTAATATATCTTTGTCATGGCTTTTTAGTTGTTTTTCGAAATTCTCGTACATAAACAGTAGATATATGGAAACATTTCCGGATTTAAGGTGAGAACAGAATATATTCAGGTTATCTGTGGGGTTTTCCTTATATGAAACGTAATTATGGAACGTAATCTTGTTTTCTATGCAATATCGGGTTATAAACAATGCGGATTCTTGAAAGAACTGTTTTGTTTCTTGGGAATTTATATCTTGCTTGTTAAGCTTATTGATATAATCGAAATATAGCTTACATGCCTTTAAAGATGTATAAAATTTTAGATCTAAACTTGGTTTGTCGGTGTATACTTCATAAGGTGCCTTAAAAAACGTCTCTACGTTTATGTGATTATGCTTATTAAAAAACTGAGCAAGTTTTTTGCAAAACATTTGTTTGTCTTCAGTAAGATTTTCGAAATTGTTCCTAAATTTGTATGGTTTATTTTGTATTACTCTAGAAACTTTAAGGTGTATATTGTAAATTAGCTTTTCAAATTCAGTCACCTACTCATTATAACACATTTCTCACATAATCAATTTCTTTTTGTTGCTGTTTATGTATTTCATAATGTATTTACTTTTATGAAGTGACGGATCATAGTGTAAAAACAGCCGTACCATTTCAAAATCAGTGTCAACGTCTATTATTTCCTTAAACAACGTACGTAATTTAGAGTCTTTTAATAAAAGAATAAAGATATTGGGTAAATTTACTTTTTTGTTGTTAATTATGGAAATAAAAGAACAGAACCCCATAAAAGCATGGGCCGTTTCTTTACTTCTTGTCGATTCTACGGGATTGTGGTCTTCGTTTTTCATAGTCCCGCTGGTTTAAACAGTTTTGTAAACTTTAAAAGTGTTTCGTTTATTTTTCCTCCTGCTGAGTCGGTATGACCACCACCATTACAAAGCTTTGATGCTAATTTGTTTAAATTTGTTTTTTCGCCAGGTTTTTTCCTAAAACTGACTGATTTTGATTTACAATTAATGATAAACACAATATCAGCCTTGTGAATTTTCAGTAACCCCGATGCTACTTCGTTAATATTATGGTCACACATACAAGATATAACCTTTTTCTGGTTTCCATCAATATTTGTTGTTAGTGTAAATACGTCACATTCTTGTAAAAACGATTTTATTTTTCGATTTGCAAGAGTAATCATGTTTTTCTGAAACAATGTAAACTCTTTGAACCCTTCTTTAAACTCTTCAACAAACTTCTGCACTCTATTACCTGTATAACTCCACAAAACTTGATTAAGCCCAATACTTTCTTTTAAAGCTAACTTATATGAATCGTAATCATTTACTAGCTCAATTAATTTAGCTTTTTGTTTGTTTAATTTGGAACTTGTACTTTTGTCCTTACAAAGAAGGTGTTTTAATACTAACTTTGTAGTAGAAGGGTAGTTACTATCTAATATTAATTGTGGTTTTCCAAAGTTAACATAGCTGTCTTTACCATTATGGTGGTCAATAACAATAATATTTTTGTAATTAAGTATGTCACTGTGTTCACTTACATTTAAATCACAAATATATATGTTATCGTATTCGGAAATTTTATTATTGGTTAAAAAATTTAGAAAATCTTCTCTAAAGTTTTTGTGTGTAGTTGTCTTATAGGGGGATTCACCTAATAACCACCCCAACACCATTAAACTACCCACACCGTCTAAATCCGAATCAGTAAATACGTAATTTTTACTGTTCATTGTTAATAATTAGTAAATTTTTCATCATTCTCAACTATTTGCTAAGGCTTCTATTGAATTCATTACATCTTGAGTTGAATTGTTTATGTCACCTTGATCACCGTCTGTTATAGTTAGTGTTGGGTAGTGTATACTTAGTTCGGTGGCACCATAGTTAGCTCCAAACCGGTTTTTCATAACACCAAGCCTAATTTGATCTAACCCCCTATCTTCTTCATCTTGATAAATAGAAAATATTGCATCTGCAGTCATGGCGAGCCCCATACTTTCACCTATTGTGTCTAATCCCGGGTCTTGAGTATCATATCCCGACCTATTTAACTGTGTGGCAGTAATAATAGGGCAGTTATGGGTATAAGATAACGCTCTAACTTGTTCAGTAGCATATTTTACCCTTTCATAACTATTATTACCAATTGGTGAGTGCATTAGGTTAACATAATCAAGAACAAAAGCATCAATTTTAATTCCTTTCTGTTTTACCTTTTTCATAAATGCTCCCAACTGTGAAGCTGTAATGGTACTAGGTGGAAATTCTTTAATCAAAATTTTACCCTTAGGGTTTGATGTAACTTGTTCTTTTAACTTGTTTCTTAGTTCAGGAATTTCTAGTCTTAAGCTGTTTATTTCAATTCCTGTTAAATTACCAGCTAACCGTCTAGCATACATGAATTCACTCATTTCTAGTGATACTACTAACACCGTTTTTCCTTGTTTTGCTATGTTTACTGCTATGTTACCCAAAAAAACCGATTTACCGACATTAGTTTCACCTGCGAACACATATATTGCTCTACCATTTTCTAGGAATCCCCCATCTAACTTATCATCTACCCACCCCCACCCGGAAGATATCGTGGGTTCTTCAATTTGGAGATTATCAATTAACTTTTCGTGGTCTAAAATAAGGTCTAGACCTAAATCTACTGATAAATTTATACCACAACACTGTTCAAACTTGTCAAATATAATAGTAGGCTCTACTTTACCTTTACTACAGTCATCCGCTACTTCAAGCATTGTATGATACACGGCTTTTTCTTTTAGAAACCGTTCTGTATTAGCATACAATTCATCTTCATTATAATTTTTATCTAATTTTTCAATTTTTAGTAG